CATATATATAAATATATAAATAAGACCCTATATAGGGTCTTATTTATTTTAGAGAATCTAAATATTGTATTTCTAAATTATACATATTTGCCTTATTGGTAAAATTGTTTCTGTAATCATATTCCCCTTTTGGAACAAAACGTGCTGTCTGAAAAAAATCTTTTGGGGTTTTGATACCAAGAACCCATAATCCAACAAGTGAATCTATTCGACATGAAGTATGTGAAAATTGTACTTGCATAAAAACATATAAATCAGGGTTTTGATGTACACTTGTTTCGTTAATAGATACTTCATAATGCCCTTTTGGTATAACTGTCCTACGCTTGGTTTTTACTTCAATCCTAATGCCTTTATAAAGCAAATCATAATCATAACTGGAATCTGCATCAATATTTGCATCAAGATAAGATGCGAGCGCTTCTTCTGCTAAGAACCCTGCCCAATTACCTTTTCCTTGCAGTATTGAGTTTTTAATAATGCCCATTTCAGCAGCCCGATTATAGGCTTGATTTATATTGTTATCGGTAAAAGGAATTGTAAAAAATTTATCCCCAAGGCTCAGTTGATTTCGTGCCACCATCATATATTCTAGCCAATCCTTCCTCGACCATGATTTGTGCATAGTCACTGCCGTCTGGAAGCTGAATCTCCACTAACCATCTGCCATATTTATCTAATCCATCATTGCACTGGACAATTACTCCCTTTTGCTTCAGAAGTTCTTTTGCTCGTGCCGTAGCAATTGCAGCTAATTCACGCTCTGCTATTGTCTTTGCTCGCCATCCCTTTTCGGGAGTGTCGATCCCATAAATCCTACACTTCTGCTTCTCTAATATCTGACCCCACCAAATCCTGAGATCGGCTGTAAACGTATCACCATCATAGACTCGTAATCGTAGTGGAGTTGCTGTGTTCTCTGTACTCATAAATGCTCCTTAGACGCTTAAATCTGCTCATTACTGAGGGTTAAATTATTTATCTATATATTGCTATTAAAAAATGTTTTCACTTAATGCTATGACATAAGCAAAGATGTTTCTTTACAGCGTGGACAATAGATATCTGCTGATCCTGTAAAGTTATTCATAGGAAGTCGTTTCTGGCATGTAGGGCAGAATGTTTCAATCAATACATGACTACCATCAAGCCAACTATTGCATACATAATTATTACCCACAGAATCATGCCAGTATTCACAATGTCCATCCCAATAGAACCTGCACGATCCACAACGCACTTCAGCAGCATATCCCACTTCACGATAATTACTCGGCAATGCTTTATGATTTGGTGTTTGCATATGTGCTTCTTCTATAGTTTCGTGAAGTTCTTTTGTCCTATAAATAACTGTGCATCTGCAATTCGGATGAGCAGGCAGATCACCACCTATAAATGCTTGACCTATTCCAATCCATCCTTGTGCTTCATTTGAAACACAAGGACCTTCACCATCAAAATCAACCAGATCATCTCCTTGCGTAACCCATTGCTTCTGATCTTTATTTGTTGCGAGGGCTGCATTTTGTTTCCCTGTACCAATGGCTCTTGCTGTTTCAGTTCTGGCTATTCGTGCTGCTCGTGCAGGAGAAAAACCAATATCTGTTTCTAAATTTTTTCTTAATGTCTGTAAGGTTTCGCCACGCTCTATCGTTCTTGCTACTGCTAGCTGCATCCGTTGTGCTGCTACACCTACAATATTTGTTGGCTTCCCATACTGATCGAAAGCAAACTCAAAACTAAGTGCTTTATCTGCCTGTTCTCTTGCTGCTTCAATTGCCATCTGTTGTGCAATTGGTTTCGGTAATAACGGCTCTTGAATCATCATTGATGAATTCAAAACAACGCTTAATTCTTCTGCAACTTCATCAACATAGTTTGCATGCCAACTTTCCCACGGATAGTAAGCTGCATCTGAACCTTCAAGTTTTAATTGTTTATTGTTTTCTTCAAGAAATTCAATAATTAATTGCACTTCTTTTTTTAATCGCTTTGTCCAGTTCTGGTATATTCTTTGTTCTTGTTTTTCTATTTCAGGAGGATTAAATCCATCACCTCTTGCGATCTGTTTTATATATGATCGTTCTTCTGGTTCTTCTTCAGGTTCTTCTGGATTCATTTCTTCTTCTGGTTCAACATAATCGGATACTGGATTATCTCCGTTTTTGAACTCATCCCCATTATCAACTTCGCCTTCACCCAGACGCAATCGTGCTTCATTCTTGGTAAGCAACCCTGCTGTAAAAGCAGTTGTTGCTTCCGTTAAATTAAACTCTTTATTCTCAGGAGTAGGATCAATAAAATCAAACTCTAAATCAGTGCCAAATAACGGAACAAGAAACTCATTTAATGCTGATTTAATACGCACTAATCGAGGGCGTAAAACCCATCTGGCAAATTGTACTTCACCTGCTTCAGCATTAGCCCTGTTAACACTCTCTGTAATGCCCATAATTGAAGACGGAACACCAAATGCTCCAAGGATTGTATCCCTGTTTAATCTGCGTAATTGCTCAAACTGCATATCACGTTGCGTTGATCCTTTTCGATCAACCCATTTGCCACGCTCCAATACAGCAACCCTATTCGCATTTCCGACTCCTTGATGCTGTTCACGCCAACGCTCCACAAGCCGATCAAAATCAGCATCAGATAAATCTTCATCAAACTGGATTATGCCGTTAGGCTGTGCAGAATTACGGAAGAAATTACGAGTGTATGCTGTTGCCATTCGTTCGGAATCAAGGTCTGTTAGAATACTTTGTACGACTCCTGCTCCACGATACGGATCAAGTGGATTCGGATTCTTTATAAAGATAACATCCTGACGCTCAAGAGGTATCTTTTCACTTCCTAATTCATAAATATAACCTGCTATGAAGTCTTCCCGACTTGGTACAATCTTCATTCGATCAGGTCTAACGCACCAGATTTCCTGTGGTACTCCTGCTCCATTTCGCAGCAATATCCACCACGCTTCACCAGTTAATTCCAGATGCTGTTGCGTCATTTCCATCAAGGTCTGCTGTGAGTCATATGGGTTAATACTTTTCCACAACTGCAGAAGTGGATGCATAAATAATTCCTGCCTATCACCATTGGAAGTTGTTCTATACAGGTTCCATTCAGTAGCAGCAATGCTTGTAGCAATACGATCCACTACGGCATGAAGCCATCCAGTGCCGTTATATGCCTGAAGCTGTTGCATAACCCCACCAGATGTAGGAGCAGCCACAGAGCCTGAATACATACCACTCATTACGGCTGCAGGAGGTCGTTCTAGATTAGGTTGCTTTAATATGTTTTGTAATGCGTTTCCAAATAAACTCAATTACTCACCTCCTATGCCTTGAGCGATAAAAACAAGTGCTAATCCTGCAACAAAATATGCTGCAGGTTCCCAGATACTATAGGCTCCGAAAACGATTAATACTAATCCTATTAATTCTATAATAGTACGGAATGTCGATTTTACAAAAATCTTATATTTGCCGATCCTGCTGAAGAAAGCTCTGACAATCCCCAAACCAAAGCGTCCATTCGATCGGGACTTTCCTTGCTCTCTGGAGTCCATGTACATAATTGCTCCTCTAGTAATTCAAATTGTTTTGCATGATATACCTTGCCTTGTTCATATAAGGCAGCGATAGGTTCTGCCCGAATACGTTTTCCTCGTGAAGCATGAACCGATTTATACGGCACATGACGATCTACTGTACGCAACGTAAGCTGTACCATTTCACCACCATTATTAGTTTCTGCAATGATCTTATCAGCATTGAAATCATGATAAGCATTGATGGCTACTCTAGCCCATTGATCTGGACTATATCGCCCTGATAAATCTTCCAGTATATGGAAGATATTATCTGAACTTCTTGCTGCAACGATGATGCCTGTTTCATCACTTTGATCCGTAGCAGTAACAGCAGGATCAATAGCCACAACGATCCGTGCCATGTCCTGTTTTGCTTCTTCATACTTAAATAAAGACATATGCCATAATGCACCCTCTATATCATCAATCCACTCTGCCATCAATTCCTGTCTACCTAATCGTGTTCCACCATACCGACTCTGCAAGCGTTCAATCGCTACATCTGGTAAATGTGGATTATTATAGGTGGTTGCAAATGCCACATGAACATTCTTTTCTTCTGATAAATCCCTAACGAATTTCCTGTTTTTTGGTGTTGTTGTAACGATTGCTCTAGGGTGTTTTCCAAGCCGTAAACCAAACTGTGCCTGATGCCATGATTCTTCTTTCCAGAGTGCTAATTCATCAGCCCACAACAACGTCCACTGAGGACCATTCCAACGAGAAGGGTCTTCTGCTCCCTGATACTTTACAAAGCCACCATTCTTATGACGTAATTCAGCCAGTGATCTGTTATATTCAAACGCTTCAGGATTAAGTGTATATAACCCTGTTACACCTTCAATACAGACGCTTCTTGCGTCTCCATGAGTA